TCCTGAACAATAAATCTCATCAAATACATCACCAAATAAATGTTGTAAATTTATCTTTCTTAATCTATGAGCATATTTGTCTTTACCAATCATTGTAATAACATCAAATCTCCAACCTTCTCTTGCTAATCTGGTTACGTATTCAACACTATCTTTAAATGCTGGTATATAACCTAACGCACCTGTCTGGTTAAACATATGCACTTGTTCTAATGCCTCTGCTTCTGGTATTCCATATCTTTTTGATTGGTCAAAATACTGGTCAGTATTAGGTATTCTAAAATAGCCTTGTTCTCTCATCCAGACATCAAACGCAAATGCCCAATCTAAAAGAACACCATCACAATCAGTTAATATCTTTTTCATACTTTAATAATAATCTCCTAATTTCTGACCACGTTCCTAAATCTATGTAGTCTTCAACTTCAATCACTTTACTTCCAAATATTGGTGTAGATGTTATTTCGTTTATAGAGTGTTTTTGTTTCAATGTAGATTTTTCCATAAAGTTTATACACTCAAAAAAGTTTCTTCTTCTAAATGCAAAAGCACACCAAAAAGCATTATACATTTCAACTTTATCTGTAGGTTTATCTTCATACTCAACTACATTACCTTCTGCATTTACATAAATTGCACCTTTTGTTTTTAACACTTCTTTATTATTTTCTTTCTTAACTAAAAAACTAAAACCTGTTTCTGTTAATGCTTCTGAAACTAACGTAAACAAATCTTTACCTGGATATAATTTCATTAATGTATCTGGTAATAATACTAAATTATGTTCACCAAATAAATGTGAGGCACTTTTAATTGCACCAGTATATTCTTGTTCGTTAGGATTTTGAAATACAAAAGATATATTGTATCTGTCTTTATATTTTGCTAGATATTTTATTAAATCTGTTTTGTCTTCATTGATTACAACAATAAACTCTACTTGATTTCTTCCATAATCTTTAAAAAAATTAAAACAATTGTCTATCAATGCATTATCATTATCTAATCTTAATATCTCTTTAGGATATGGAAGATTTAATCTTGTACCTTTTCCTGCGGCTGGTAATATTACGTTCAGTTTCATAAGTATCTTGTCAATGCCTCTAATTTCTTTTCGTGTGACCATACTGCAGCTGACCTAGCAGTTAACCAATATGCCCATTCAGGTAATTCTGATTTCTCTTCTTTCATATCTTTTTCTCTCAATTGATATTCACATTTTACCTGTTGTTGTGTTAAATTATTTATCTGCCACATATTCATTTGGTGGTCTGTATCAGGTGGATTATCTAACATTATTTCTGCTTGTTGTACAACTTTTTCTGCTGATTCTGGTGTGAATATAGCAGCCGATACTCCTCCTAGTATATCTCTTTTAGGTCTTTGTACTCTCCATTGTTCTACATTTATTGTAGTAGGTAAAGGTTGTTTTTTTCTTGCAATACAATTTATTTGTGTTTCTAATATTAATTTATTCTTTTGATATGGTAAATTTATCCAACGCAATAAATAAAAATGATTTCTAGTAGGATTTTCTGGAAGTGAATCTGATACATCAATAGTTTCTACATTATCTTTTTTACATCTATCTATTGTTTCTTCTGTTGGTTTATACAAAGCAATTAACTTATCATATTCAGGATAGTATTTTTTTAATTGACCTATCCATAGATTATAATAAAGTTCAAAGTATACAGTATCAGCAGCGCAATATATTATCATTGTGTATCTCCATAATGTAAATAAGACATTATAGTATATTTTGTTCCTTTAATTGGTTTTAATCCAGCGTGTGGGTGTGTCCAAAAAGGAGGAAACATTAATAGTCTTCCTCGTTTAGGAGATACTTTTATATTGTATCTAGGTATATAAGTTTCTCCACCTTTTTCAACATCTGAAAGATATAATATAAAAACTAAAAATCTTTTTGATGAAGGACCTTTAGCCCTAACTACATCAACGTGTTCTTTAAATTCATCTTTATTGTTAGGTAAATACTTTTTAACTCGTATATTTTCCATATCTATAACTGGAGGAAAATGACTATCTTCTATGCCTACTTCTTTCATAAATCTTGCCATATTAGTTCTCATTACATATATAAATTTATTACGATAAGGTTCCCATTCTTTTTTCTTCATTTCAGTTAATATATCTATATCAAGTTCGTTATATTCTTTATTGCCTGTATTATAACTATCAATGTCTTTACTCTTCTCAAATAAATTAATAATGTTTGTACAAAAATCTGGAGACACAACATCATCATAAAATCTAACGCAAGTTTCTACAGATTTATGAGCAGAAAACGCTTCTTTAATTTTATTATCTAATTCCATTTTACTGGATTGTACATCACTTAATCTCATACTTATTCACTTTCTCTTGATACGCTTGAGCATTACTAGTTGGAAAATTACTAGGATGTAAATATGTTTGTCTTACAATAGCAGCCTGCTCTTCTTTAGTGGTTACATAATATCCTTCTATGTGTGTAAAACCATTTCTCTTTGCCCAATATACTCTTTTATTACCTGTGTGTACAGCAATACCTGGTATGCATTTTCCTTTTTCATCTTTAGGCCATCTTCTTTTTAACCAATAGTGTTCTAAATCTGTAAAGATAATTGGAAACTTCATACCTGCTGTTTCAACACTATTTTTAAATGCAGGATATCTTTCTATCATCCATTGATGATTAGCAGTTAACATTAAATCTTTAACAGACACCTCAACAACCATAGGAGTTATACCTACTAAAGGTGGATGTTGACAGGTAACATATTGTTTTGCTCTTAATACTTGTTTCATATATCCTCACCTAATCTTTCTAAATCAAATTCTATACCTATTAATTCATCTGGTTTACCTTTAGGATAATCAGGATATACTTTATACTCTTCTCCTGTTGTATCACTTTTACAACCTGCAACTAACCAATCCCACTTAAATTCTCCATCAATAACAAATTCGTTCATCACTTCGTATCTTCCATCAGGTTTTTGTTTTAATAAATTCGCTTTACATTCTGACATACTTCTAAAATGACCTTCCATTTGAAACGTTTGTTGTGTTTCTATTGGACTATGACCAATTAGATATGCCAATATTAAAATTTTATAATCCATCATATTGTTTAAGTTGCTCCTGTAGGTAACCTACTTTTGCTACATAATAAGCATCCACTATATCAGATATAGGATTGCCTGTTTTATCAGTATCAAATATTTGTTTTAAATCTATATTAGTTTCTTTATTAAATGAGTCATACATTTTATCCTTATCAGCATTACCTTTACCTGTTGCACCTTTCTTAATTACACTAGGTACAATTATATTATAACTATATTTTAAATCGTGTAGTAATCTGTATTTAAGTATACCACTATTTTCTGCTATCTGAAATAGACCTTGACCTTTTGCTCCGTAAGCATAGCCTTCTATATAAATTCGTAATGGTTGTGGTAATTCTGCTAGAATATGTAATACCCAATCAGATATTTGTTTAAATCTTTGCATTGGGTCTGTATATGTTTGGTGTGCTGTACCTCTAATGTTATGAATAAAGTTACCTTGACATTTCTTTCTATTTGATAAAAAATGCCAACTAGTAAAACTTAAATCAAATCTATCATTACTAATACAGATTGCAGGACTTGTTAAACTATAATCAATTCCAACTATCGTCTTCTGATTCATTTTCAACCTCATTATTTTCTTGGTCTTCGTCTACTTCATAACTGCAAAATGGACAAGACAATGGCCTCATATCCGTGGCCTCTTCATCATAATTTATTGTGTAAGTTACCTTACAATTATCACATTTAATTCTTACGTTCATTATAACTTAAATTTTTTAAACTGGTCTTTCTGTACATCTTGTTTAATACCACCTATAACATAACTTTCTATTTCTGTTTCTTGTGGTGCATTTTGCAAAGACCTACTATTTAACCAATGGTCAACCCAAGGAAGTGGATTTGTTTTTTGTTCATATTTAGGTTCCAATCCTATTGCTCTCATACGTCTATTTGCCATATACTCTACAAATTGATGTAATAATTTTTCTGAAAGACCTATCATAGAACCTTTAGAAAACAAATAAGTTGCCCAACGTTTCTCTTGACCAACTGCGTTCTCATACATTGTATAAACTTCTTTTTCTGTATCTCTTATTACTTTATTCATAATCTTATCATTTTCATAATCACGATAAATATTAATAATTTTTTGCGACATTGCTAAATGTAAACTTTCGTCCCTAGCAATTAATGATAATATTTTTGCTGAACCTTCTAATATTTTTAATTCTCCAAATGCAAAAGAACAAGCAAAAGAAACATAAAATCTTAAACCTTCTAATATATTAACTGACATTAAAGTTAACCATAATTTTTTCTTCAATTCATACATATCAACACTATCAGGTTTTAATTGCCATTTATATCCTAGATTAATCATATCATCATAAGTTTGGGTTACACTAGCCGCTCTCTTTTCAATCTTTTCATCTGTAAGTATTGTATCAAATACTTCACTTGGATTTGAATATAAATTTTTTATGATGTATGTATAAGAGTGTGAGTGTATATTTTCCATAAAGTCCCAAGCAACTATAGCACTTTCTAATTCTGGTAAAGAACAGAAAGGTAATAATGCTAATGCAGGACCTCTACCTTGTACACTATCTAACATAGTTTGATATTTTAAGTTAGATGTAAAGATAAACTTACCTTGTTCATTTAAATCTTTATAATCTGATATATCTTTCTGTAAAGAAACTTCTTCTGGTCTCCAAAAATAACCTAGTTGTTGTTGAAATAATTTATTAAAGATAGGATATTTTAATTCGTCATATCTTTGCACACCATTATCTTCTCCAAAAAACATTGGTTGTTTTTTGAAGTCTATCTTTGGATTTTTATTAAAAACACTTTTAGTCATTTATTGGTTCCAATTCTGCTTGTAGCCTTTCTGATTCTGTTAAATCGTAATGGTATTTATCATCATCTCCAGCCGTCCATTTATCTACGTTATCCACACTATACTCTCTAGTAGATACTTTATAATCAGGTCTTTTTGGTTTACTTGGTGTTAAAGACTTGTCATAAAATAAAACTCTATTGTTTGGTTGAGCGGCAAAATGACCATTATCTAATTTTATTATGTTAAATGATTTATGTTGAGAAGGAGTTTCACTATATCCTACGTTCAACTCTTTATTCGTTGCACTACAACTATCTATACTAAACATATAATTTCCTTCAAACATTTTTTTAGATGGCGACAAATATGTACATCTATTTCCCATAACTAATTGTTTCTCAATAACTGTAATATCATAATCAAAGCAATCCCATAATTGTAATTCATTTAATTTTATATCTTCTTTAGTTTTCTTCCACACAAAAGCAGAAATTGGTAATTTGTCATATAACGCTCCTGTTTCATACAAATAAGTTTCAAAGTATAATGCTCTACCTTGAATACTTTTTACCGTACACCAGATACCTGGTTCAAACTCTCCGTGACCTTTTTCTAAATCATATAGATATTGTTTCTTAACTAATACCTCTATATGTGGTACATTTGCACATAAAAACGCCATAAGGCTCCTTTAAATTGTACAAGAATCACATTCCTCTTCCTCTTGTATCTCCATTTTAGTTTTAGTTTCTGGTACATCATCTTTCCAACCTACAGGATGGACAGGCTCCTCTATATCTTTTTTACTATCGTATGTATTTTGATAATAAGAAGTTTTCCAACCTAATTTATAAGTTGTTAATAAGTCTTGAGCCATAACTGATAAAGGTATCTCACCTTCATCAAAGTGTTCTGGATTATATGACCAGTTACCAGATATTGACTGGTCAAAATACTTTTGCATTACTGCTACTATGTTTATATATCCTTCATTTGATTTCATATCCCATAATAGTGTATAATTATTTTTTAATTTTTTATAATCAGGTACTACTTGTTTTAAAGTACCTTTCTTACTTTTCTTAACTGAAATATAATCTCTAGGTGGTTCAATGCCGTTTGTAGCATTTGAAACCACACTAGAGCTTTCAGAAGGCATTTGGGCCGAGAGTGTGCTATGTCGTAGCCCAAATTCCTTAATATCTTTCCTCAAGTCTTCCCATTTATAATGTAGTTTCCGAGATACAATCTCATCAACTTCTTTTTTATAGGTGTCTATTGGTAAGATACCATCTGAATACTTTGTTTTATTAAAGTCAGTACATTGACCTTTTTCTTTTGCAAGTTCATTACTTGCTCTTAATAGATAATATTGGAATGCTTCTGATAATTTATCAACTTCTTTCCAAGCAGTTTTCATTTCATAAGTATAACCTAAATTTGCTAAATAGTGAGCAAGACCAATATATCCAATTCCTAAACTTCTTCTGTTTCTTGTAGAAATTTCTGCCGCTTTAACTGGATATTTTTGTAAATCTATAATTTCATCTAAAGACCTTACAGATAAATCACATAAACTTTCTAACTCATCTAAATCTTTTAACATTCCAACGTTTACTGCTGATAAAATACATAACGCAATCTCACCTTCACCATCTATATGACTTATAGGATCAGTTGGTAAAGTAATCTCTTGACATAAGTTGGACATATAAACTCTATCTTTAAAACTAGAGTGAGTATTACAATGGTCTATGTTCATTATGTAAATACGTCCAGTTTCAGCACGTTCTTTTAATATTGACATAAACAATTGCTGTGCTTTTACTTTAGTTTTCCATACACTTGTTTTTCTTTCTGCTTTTTCATAAAGTTCATCAAAATCTTTTGTACCCCAAGCTTCATATAGTTCAGGTACTTCGTGTGGTGAAAATAATGTTATATCTTCATCATTAATAAATCTTTCATAAAATAATTTTGATAATTGTATAGAGTAATCTAATTTTCTAACTCTATTGTCTTCACTACCTTTATTATTTTTTAATACAATAATATCTTCTATTTCTTTGTGCCAAATAGGGAAGTGAACAGTTGCCGAGCCTCCTCTAACTCCGTTTTGAGTACAACACTTAACAGTTGCTTCAAATTTTTTAAGAAAAGGAATAACGCCAGTATGTTGTACTTCACCACCTCTAATACGTGAGTTGATTCCTCTAATTCTTCCTGCATTGATTCCAATACCTGCTCTTTGGGCAACATACTTACCAATGGCCATATCACTAGAAAAGATACTAGGCAAAGTATCATCAACATCCACCAAGACACAACTCGCATACTGCCTAATAGGAGTTCGTACACCAGCCATAACAGGTGTTGGAATATTGATTTTAAAACGTGAAATAGCGTCATAATATTTTTTAACATAACTCATCCTTTTGTTCTTTGGGTATTGAGCAAAAACAGTAGCTGCAATCATCATATACATAAATTGTGGAGTTTCAAATACTTCTCCTGTACTTCTGTCTTGCACTAGATATTTGTCAATGACTTGTCTTAATCCTGCATATGTAAAATTATAATCTCTTTCGTGATTTAACCAATTTTCCATTCGGTCAAAATCTCTTCTATCATACCATTTTAAAATAGAAGGATCATAAACTCCTCTATCAATACCAGTTTGTACGTGGTGGTAAATATGTGGATGATCCCACATTTTTCTGAATAATTGTTTTCTTAAACTATAGAGTAATAGTCTAGCGGCAACATATTGATAATTTGGATTATCTAAAGTAATTAAATCGTTTGCTGATTTTATTAAAATTTGTTGGATTTCATTTGTGGTTATTCCATCATAAAATTGTAAACCACTATTCATTTCAACCGAAGAAGCAGATACACCAGTTATATCTTCACACGCATACTCAACCATTTGGTGGATCTTTTCAATGTTTAGAGGTTCCTTTCCTCTACCATTTCTTTTCACCACACTTATATTTTCATTAACCATTGACACTCTCTTTCTTTAACATTTTTTATAATAACTTAATTTTGTTATTGCTTCTAATTTAGAATAGGTATTATTATATATAATCTTTCTTAATTCTGAAATTGAGATTCCATTCATAATCATTTCATTTACATCTTTAAATTGAATCTCATTTGGCCATATTACTACATTATAATCTTTTTCAACCACGTCATACATACGTTTCACAATTTCTTTATTACGAGGTTCATTATCAAAGATATAAGTTACCTGGTCTTTAGGTATTCGTAGCGTCAAATCAGCACCACCAGCTGCTAAACAATTTTCTAAAAATAAACTATCAAGTGGTCCTTCAACTATGTAAATATGTTTTTGATAATTTATTCTTTCAAGACCATAAACTTTTTGTTTGTTCTCATCAAGTTTAATAGTAATATACTTTGGTTGTTCTTTACCAAATGCTCTACCTTGAAACGCAAATAATTTACCAGTTGTATCAAAGAAAGGAATAATTAATCTAGGGTGTTCATATTCTTCCTTAAATGTATTCGGTTTTACTTTGTTAGCAAATTTATGAAACTTATTAACAAAATAAATTATATCATAATATTTTTCAGGGATTAGTCTTTTCTTGACATACTCTTTTACAGGATGTCCATCTTCTAAAGTACTAACTTTTACGCAATCATCTAATAGGTTTGATTCCTCAAAAGCGGGTTTAAAATCAAACTTCGGTTGTGGCGTGGATTGTGTTGCCGAACCTTTATATCTTTCTAAAACGTAATTGCCGTAAATTTTGGGATCCAAAAATTTGATAAAATTTGCCAAATTCTGTCCCATACCACAATTGTGGCATTTGAAGAACATATCATTTTTTACCCTATAAAGATATGCTCTTGCTTTAGTCTTACTCTTCTGTGAATCACCACAATGGGGACATCTGAAATTAAACAGATAGTCGTTTTTCTTTTTAAACTGACTCAATCTTGAAGAGATTGAATTGATAAATTTTAAATCTATATAACTTGACATAACACGTTTTCACTATACTACATTTAACAAAAATAGTCAAGTTTCGTTGCCGACTTTTTAGGGTAAAAATATGCCCAGGATAATTTCACCCCTAAAAATGGATGGCTTTTTCCTAGTTCATCATTTCAAGAATAGCCTCAAAATTGCCAGCTACTATCCAACCTATTACTATAGCGCCGCCAAGTATAATCCATCTATATTTTTCTAGCATTCCAACTCTGGAACCTATGTCTACTCTTATTGCTTTTATCTCAAGCAATAGTCTTTTTTCTACTTGATTTAATTCGTTTGTTAATTCTGTATGGACTTTATCTATCTCTCCAGCACGTTCTTTTAATTTCTCAAATATTATCTCATCAACTTGTTCTTGTCTGCTTATTTTTTCACTATGTACTGCTAACATAGATTTAATAGACGTGGATACGTCTGTTAGTTTGTCTATTGCTGTGTCTAAACGTGAGTGGATAGTATTGACTTGTTCAATATCTTTTTTTAATTTTGCTATTTCAACTTCGTTTGCCATTAGAATTCTCTATCAATCCATTTGTAAATGGACCAATCCATATAAATTAATAAACCAAATATTAAGAATAAATTGATAGTTCCGTAGTCCATTTTAATCCGTTTGTATTATTGTAATATTATTTTGTAAGAGAGTATCTCCTACGTCAAGGTGTTGAGCTTCTTTATCTTGTAATATCTGAACATCAGCCTCATTATCAGTTTCAGTTTTGATATAAGCTCTATGATTATCGTTATATCTATTTATAATTGTGTAGTCTCCACTCTCACTTGCTGTTGCGTCAAAATCGTTATTTAATGTTGAGTATCTTCCTGTTCTAGTTTCGGAAGATGAACCTGTAAGTTCATTTGTTGTAGTAATAGTTTGTGTGATATCTCCTGTAGTATAGTTTAATGTTTCACCACTAGCAGTTATTGTAGTTTCTGAACCACTATTGTCAACCCATTCAGTACCACATTTAGAGTTTGCTTTATCCCAGAAATAACCCCAGGCAGTACAATCTTCCTCGTTATCTATATCTGCTAACCATAACTCTAATTCAGCGTCTATATCATAATCATCTTCATAAGCATATTCATCTTCCCAACTTGTTTCTGTATCTTCATTGTTATAATCGTAACCTGTATACCACCAATCGTATAATGCGTCCCAGTAAACATCCCAATCATTCCAAGACCATTCTGAAAGATACTTTTTCTTTAAGTCTTTCATCTTCCAAGGTTTAGGTTGGTCAGGACACATTTCCCAATTCGGCCAAGTTCCACACCAACCATACATCTTACCAAATAATTTTTTAGATTTCTTATCCCAACTATCATAGGTTACTTTTAAATCCCAGTCATCTTTGTACCATTCGTTTAAGTAATCAATGTACTCTTGGTTACACCAATAGTCTTCGTAACCATTATACACACAATAGTTTTCTACTGTTAATTTAGGAGGACC